TCTTTTTCATGTGAAATTGATCTTTATCAACCCAATAAATTTTTTCATTGTTTCTATCATAACCAGCAAATCCTACTTCATTATTCATTAATACATAAGAGCCATCAAATCCATACATTTTTAAGCCACCCTTATTGATTTCTGCTATTAAGTTATTGGCTTCATCATAGACTTCAATTTGTCCATTCTGATTTAAGTTACTACCTAATTTTAATGTGCCACCTTTAATAAGATCAGCTGTTAGATTAATAACATTAATATTTTCCATATTTAAAATATTGTCTATTGTCCATGCACTACTAAATGTGCCATTAATTCCAGTATTGCTAAAGCCTATACCACCATTATTTATCATTATTACATTAGTAGCTGTTTCTTTAGGTAATCTATCTACTATAAGAATTTTATCTCCCTCATATATTACATAAGAGTTGCTTAAAGCTCCCCATATTTGGCTTGTAGCTTCATCTAATTCATTAGATAATGTAACTGCTAATGTACTATTTTCTTCTTGTATTAGCTGCTCTGTATTGGCTGTAATACTAGACATTAAATCACTTAATTTAGGAGTAAAGTTTCCAAATTCTAATTCTGTATATTTATCTAAAATACAATCATATGTGTAGCTTATAATTCTAGTCATTATATTAATACCTAGTTTTTCATCTATAACTTCTACCCTATCTCCTACATCAGATACTTTTTCAACATTAGCAGATAAAGTATAGTTTACTTTAGGTAATGTATTTTCACTTACATATAATTGTGCTTGTGCTGTTAAGTCATTTATTAGAGCTTGTTTATATGCTAATTCATCTACTTCTCCAGTTTCTTCATCTTTATAATCATCTTCTACTATGTCATTCTGTTCAAATGATACTGTCTTTGTATAAGGTATTTCATATTGTGTAGCAGAAGTAATATATAAACTAGCTTCTGGATCTAGTTCATTCAAAAGAATTCCATCTTTTCCTACTGGTAATAATTTAGTTACTACATCATCCCAGTTATAAGTTGCTGTTATTTCTTTTAAATTTTTAGCATATCTGATTGTAACTCCATTATCTTGACCTATTTCATTGTAAATACCAATGCTCCAATTATCTCTTACTAAGTGGCCACCCCACCTCTCTAATACCACTTGAATTGCCTCATATAGGCTCTTTCTGACACATCTATAGGAATCAGTATCAGTTATATTAGAAATCGTTGTAAATGGACTTGTATCACTTGTAGCATTGTTTAAATGGTCTAATGCATCATTACAATTCTTATCTACTACATAACTATCTTCAATTAAGTAATTAAGGCTATCATAAAATACATGATTAGCCTTAATCTTAATCTTTCTTCTATTTTTTTCTACATTAGTAATTCTAAATGCTTGTTCCCCTTGTGGAGTATTAGCAACTAATATGTTATTAGGAATTAAATAATCACTATATTTAATTATTCCATTAGATGTTTCATTTTCTAATGGTGCTTCTATTTCCAAATAAAAAGCTCCATTATCTTCTTTATGTACAGAAGCCTTTGAAGCTGTTAATACTAAATCTCCATTATTTAAATATATCTTGTCAGTAGTTCTAAATACTTTAATCATTACAACCACCTCTTATAATTAGTGATTGTGGCTTTAGTTAGATTTCCACTAAATCTTAAATCATTTTCTCCTACAGCTAATTTAAAGTTAGAATAATCTCCAGTTACTTGCCTATTAGCTAATTCCAATGTAGTAGGATTATAAGCTTCCATTTCAGCTGTATTTATTACTATTTCATTTACTTCTGATAAATCAACTTGAAACATCTGTATATCATTTAAATATATATCTACTATTCCAGTACCTTCTAAATCTAAAGTAGGCTTAGCATAAGTATTTCCTATATTATCTATAATTAAATGATCTGAATTTAATTTTAAAGCTACTACATCTAATAAAAATGGTAAATCACTATTTACTTGACTTATATTTGTTTGTCCAGATTGTGAATTAGCTTGTTCTAAAGCATTTAATTGTGTGATTAATTCGGTATCAGTTATTTCGGTTGTTGTTGGGGTTGCTAGTACATAATATACTGTTGTGTTATGTGTAGATAGCCATTCTTTAAAATCAGTTAAGCTAGTAAACCTATCATCTCTTATTGTTAATCTTGGGTATTGTGTTCTAAATGCTATAGAATTATTTCCATAAGCATATATATTGTCAAAAGTAGTTGTGTTATCTTCTCCTTTATAATTATCACAATAACAAGCCCAAATAGTATCTTTATTATAAAACCAGTTAGTATTACTCCAACCTAAATAAAATACTGGCTTGTTAGAACTTGTATAATAGCCATAAGTAGAAGCACCTAAACTAGCATCACTATTATCAACACCATCTAAAATAACTTTTCCTATTTGCTTTTCTATATACCATTTATTACCATTTTTATATATTCTATCTTGATAATCTCCTATTTTACATAGTTCTATTGGATTATCACTTATATATTGAGGTGTAGTTCCATAATTAACTACTAAATTATTTACTACACCACTCATATCCATTATTCCAATAATAACTTCTTTTTTAGCAGTAATAGTTCCTTCATCAAATTGTCCTGTATAAAAAGCTGAACTTTTGTAGTATTCAGTTTCTCCTTTATTTATCATTCCAATAACTTGGTTTGTATCTTTATCAATATATCTAACTCTACCCATTGTTGATGTTGAACCACTTAAAGTAATAGATTGCCCTGCTAATAAATTAATCAGAACATATCTTGCATTTGGGTAACTTGAATTAGTTGTTGGGTAACTACCACTTTGAGGTAAAAAACCTGTTAATTGATTTTCCCACAAATTTTTTACTCCTAAATTAATTGGATAATTAACACCTTGATATGGTTCATAAGTTGTGGCAGAGCCTTTTTCTAGCATTATATTAGATAATTCTATATAATTTCCTGATGCTTTAGTACCTGTACAATAAAACATAGGAGAAAATGAAAATTCTCCACTAGCATTTGTAGTAAAAGATTGACTTAATTTTTTTGTTGTTATTGCCCTAGCAGTTCCAAACAACCACATTGTACCATTTGTAATATTAGTATCAACATTGCAAGAAATATTGTAATTTGTGTTAGGCTGTAAATTTGAAAAAAGCCAAACTTGTGCATTGTCATAAGTAGTAGATGCTGTCATTTTAAAATAGTTAGTGTCAGTTTCTATTATTCTTGGAATACCACCATAATTATTTTTTATTTGTAAAATATTGCTTAATGCTTCATAAGTTGTTTGATTAAAGCTAAAATTATATTTTTTTGTATTATATATATTTTTTCCACATACATTTATTTCATTATCTCCACTTACTACATCAACGTTTATTGGTGAATCTGGAGTAGGTGTACCGTCCTGACTTGTATTACCCTTTAAATTAAATGTATTAAATGTGGATTCTGCTGTATTATCTAATGTAATATTAGTACCACTACCAGAAACATATTCAAATTCTTCTTCTAATGGTACTTCATTTAATGGGTATTTAAAAGGCTGACAATGGAATACTACAGTAGCTGTTTTAAACTTAATTAATTTTTCATAATCTATTTGATTAATTATTTGGTAATTATAATATTTATCTGGCTCATCAGAAAATACTACAGTACCACTACCATTGAAAAAAGCTATGATGTCATTGATGTCATAGCTTTCTCCATATAATCCTATTTCTAGTTCTTTATCATAAGCACTATAGCCTAAGTTAGTAATAATATCTCCATCTCTACCATCTATTTCTTCTTTTTGAGTTCTCATTAGTGGCTTAGATATTGGAGGCATTTCATTAATTGCTAATCCTTGCTTAGTTAGTGAATTAACTCCATTTAAAATAACATAATATCTCATTCTTTACCTCCTATGTATATATTTGATCTGCTACTGTTTTAGTAACAAATCTACCTACTCTATCATCATCTAATACAATGTCCATATCTGCTAATGCTTCTTTTACAGCCTTAGCCATCATTTTATAATTAGTTTCATATGTAACATTAGGATTTACTGTAGGATTGATTGAAGTAGCTACTTTACTATTTAATCCCCTCATAGCAGCATCTACATCAGAAGCAAGTGAATCAATAGACAAAGCATTAGCCATATTATCAGCTAAATTTGCTGTAGCATTTTCTACCATAAAACTAGATTTATTTATTCCTTTTGCTAATCCTTCTACAAAGTCTGGCATCCATGTTTCATAATCTCTTAATGGTCCTTCATCTGGCTTAGAGAAGTGTAAGAATGATTTAATCTTATTAGCTATTCCTTTAGCAGCATTACCTACAGCAGCTAATTTAGATTTAATACCATCTACAAAGCCTTGTATCATATCTTTTGCCCATGACATAGCCTTACTTGGTAATTGACTTAATACTTCTTTAATTTTATTAATTAAATTCTTAGCTCCTTCTTTTAACTTAGGATGTGATTGTGTAAATCCACTAATCAAACCACCAATTAGCTCTTTTGCTGATTCAATCAATTTTGGTACACCCTCAATTATACTTTTTACCACTGCTATTATTAGCTTAGGAGTAGCTAAAAGAAGCTGTGGAATTGCCTTTATAAGGCCTTCTATAAGAGCTATTGTAAGCTGCCAACCAGCCATAATTA